CGCTTCTGTCCATGAATCCCGTGACCCATAAATGGAAAGCCGATCCAGAAGCAGACACAGTTCACGGCTTTATTGCACAGGAAATGCAAAACATCGTTCCTGAAGCTGTCTCAGGTGATCCTGATGGGGAAGAAATGATGTCTATGGATTATGGACGTATTACTCCAATAATCGTAGCTGCCCTGCAAGACGCCACAAACGAAATTAAAGCTCTTAAAGAAAGAGTAAAAGAACTGGAGGCTTCTTAATGAGTAGTCCTAACATGACCCCTGTTGGTCTTTTTCACCAAAGCGATGTCACAGATACGCGGCGTCGAATAATTTCAGGTTATTACGGTGTAACTAACGGCACTGCTACTAACTTTATTATTAACCAAGGCGGCTATGCTCGTATGTTTGTTGAGACGTTTATGCAAGCACAACATGGTTCTAACGGTTTTATGTATAGAATAGATGAGATTTCGCGTTATGGGCATAACCCAATAGCGTCAAATCAATCGTTTAATGGTTCTGTGGCGTACACGTCAAGTATAGGAGGCAACGCTAACCATAACGGTTTGACCATAACACCCTCCTCAAATGCAACATATAACTTCCACATGAACGTTTATTATTTTAATACAGAGACAGGGACGGAGGTTGGTTTTCCCTCGGCTTTGACACTTATAGGCGTGGGGATTTAATCATGGCAGTACATTCTTTAGACGACGGAACGATTATTTACGATACGTCCAATAAAAAAATAACGGGCGAACAAGAACGGTTTGCTTTTTTTGAATTTGTGGAAGCTGAACAACTTAGAATGCTGCGTAATGATCGAAACAAGCGACTGGCAGATTGCGACTGGGTTGTAACCAAACATGTAGAACAAGGACTGCCTGTTCCACAGGATTGGCAAACGTATCGACAAGCGTTGAGAGATGTTACAAACGACCATTCTTCTCAACATGATGTAACATGGCCCACTGAGCCACAACAATAGGAGAAATTTATGTCAATTTCAACAACATGGTCTATAAACCAAATGGTACACACCGTTGCTGACGGTGGTGTTTTTAGCATTTACTGGAGTGCTGTTGGTGCCAACAGTGAAGGTCCTGAAATCGCGTCTGATGGAGGACAACTTTTCGTGGAGTACGATGCGTCTTCCCCTTCGTTTGTACCTTATGCAGACCTAACTCAAGACGAAGTTCTTGGTTGGGTGTGGGAAACTCAAGGCTTCGACAAAGCTGGAATAGAGACAACGCTTACTGAAAAAGTCCAAAAGCAAATTGACGTTAATACGACAACAGCCGATGGGCTTCCTTGGGACGCTTAATTTAACTTAAATAAGGAGACTTATAATGGCGAAAAATGAAAAGAAAACCATTACTGTCAACGATGTGGAACACAACGTTGCCGACCTAACTGAGCAACAAGTTGCGATGGTTAACCATATTACTGATTTAGATAAGAAGCTAGGAAACCTACGCTTCAACATGGATCAGCTAAACGTAGGCCGCGAGGCTTTTGTCAATATGCTCGCAGCGTCTCTTGCTGAAGCGGAGAGTGCTGAAGAAGCTGAAGTAGTGAACGGATGATATGCCCTTACAAAAGTTACAGTTCAGGCCCGGAGTAAACAGAGAAACCACTTCGTATAGTAACGAGGGCGGTTGGTTTGACTGTGACAAAGTAAGGTTCCGTTTCGGCACCCCAGAGAAGATAGGCGGCTGGGAAAAATATTCAGGAAAGAGCTTTCTAGGCACTTGCCGGGCATTGAAACCATTCGTTGCACTAGATGGCGCAAGCTATTTGGGTGTCGGAACGCATCTAAAATACTACATTAACGAAGGTGGTGGTTATAACGACATCACTCCTATTCGTGCGACGACTGCTGCGGGTGACGTAACGTTTTCCGCGGTCAACGGCTCATCTACTTTAACAGTAACTGACGTAAACCACGGTGCTAAAGAAAACGATTTTGTTACCTTTAGTGGCGCGGTAACACTTGGCGGTAACGTAACAGCCGCCGTTCTTAACCAAGAATATCAAATATCTAGGATAGTAAACTCTAGTTCTTACGAAGTTTTGGCCAGAGAAGTTGCTTCACTCAACGACATTACCGTAAACGGTGTTTATAGCCCTACACTTGTTGTAGCTAATGGTTCCGATACGGGTAATGGTGGTAGTTCTGTTGTAGGCGCTTACCAAATTCAATCCGGTTTGGACACGACTGTCGCCGGAACGGGTTGGGGCGCAGGTACTTGGTCCCGTGGATCATGGGGTTCAGGCGCTAATCTGACCGCTGTAGGCGACATTTTGCGTATTTGGAGCCACGACAACTTTGGTGAAGACCTTATTATCAACGTCCGTAACGGTGGTATTTACTACTGGGACAAATCTACCAGTTCAGCACCTTTTGCACCGGCAGTAGAAATATCTCAACTTGCTGGCGCAGACCCTACAACACCGACTATCGCAAAACAGGTCATGATTTCGGATCGTGACAGGCACGTTATTGTGTTTGGTTGTGATGCTCAAGACGATATTGGGGTACAAGACCCCTTACTTATTCGCTTTTCTGACCAAGAAAACCCTTTGGTATGGTCCGCACAAGCAACTAATACGGCTGGTGATCTACGGATCGGTACGGGCTCTGAGATAATCACGGCCCTCGAAACACGGCAACAAATACTGGTGTTTACCGATAAATCGCTACACGCCATGCAGTATTTGGGACCACCTTTCACGTTCGGTATCTCTATGATTTCCGAAAACATTACTATCGCTAGTCCTTTGTCCGCTATTGCGGTAGATGACATGGTGATGTGGATGGGTGAAGAAGAGTTCTATATCTACACTGGTCAGGTGCAAAAGCTACCATGCTCTGTCCGCGCCTACGTTTTTAACGATTTTAACCAAGACCAAGCTGAGAAAGTTACCGCAGCCGTAAACTCCTCTTTTTCTGAAATATGGTGGTATTACCCGTCTGCTACAGTAACAAACGGGATAATGAACCAAGATATTGATAGATATGTTGTCTACAACTATCAGGAACAGGTCTGGTACTACGGAACATTGTCTAGAACGGCGTGGATTGACCGCGGTATTGGTCAATACCCTATTGCAGCAAGCTCTGACGGCTACCTTTACTACCATGAATTTGGTCAAGATGACGGCAGCGTAAACCCACCAGCCGCTATTAGCTCCTACATTGAGAGTAGTGAAATGTCGATTGGTGCTGGAGACAACTTCGTGTTGTTGAGCTAGCTAATACCTGACGTGACGTTTGACGGTTCTAGTTCGACGTCTCCAACCGTAGACTTTACTCTTGAAACCAGACGTTTTCCGGGTGAAGACTATACACAAACAACAAATAGCAATGTAATTCGTACCTCTACCGTGCCTGTAGAGCAGTTTACCAATCAAGTAAGACTGCGTTTGCGGGGTAGATCGTTTGCATTAAAAATAGAATCAGACAATACCGGCGTAGAATGGAGACTAGGTACGCCGCGTGTTGAATTAAGACCGGATGGACGTAGATGAGTAGAGGCTTAGTACAACCCTTATTCCCAAACGCGCCTTCTGACTATATCTCAGAGTATATGTCGGAAGTTGTCCGTGCTTTCTCTGTTTTTCTGCAACAAGTAAACAACCCCGGTCCATGGCAAGCGTCAGCTTTGACTTTGCCAAACTTACAGACCGACAACTATAACCTTCCTCTTGGTGGTATTTTTCAGTACGGCGACGAATTGCGCATAACTGTAGCTAACAAGCCGTACCTGAGAGGATCACAAGCAGCGG